TCAAAAATATAAAAAAGCATATTTTTATTTCTATAAAAATATATATATAAGAGAGAAAATCAAAAACTGAAAATTATTTTTTGTTTCTCTCTCTTATATATAATAATAATTAAAAAAGAAATCTGGTAACAAGACAATCTCTTTTTTATTTCTCGCCAGATTATTTTTTTTAATTAAATTATTTTTTTATATGAGTACTCTTATATATAATATATATATAATAAAAAGAAAAGCTCTGCCACTATATGGTAGCAGAGTATTTTTCTTTTGGGGCTCATAAATTTTCTATTTTATTTTATAAAAGAAAGTGTAATGTATGTAAATCGGTTTAAAAACATACTTACAGTTATTATAATAATATATATACTATAAGAAGTCAAGAGTTAATTTTTATTTTTTTTGATTTCTTATATATATATTATTATAAAACAAAAAGACTTTCTTTAGTTATGCCGAAAGGTGGTGAGTAGAAACATAACCAAGAAAGTCATTTTTGCGTATTTAATATTATAAGGAGATATTTCACTATGCACCAAAGGACTATATATATTGAGCACATGAAATAGTGTAAGAGAAGAGTGTGGATATTCTGTGAAGCCAGCTCTTCCTTACACTATATATATTAATATAAAGAGAGAATTGTGTCAAGAACTTTTTTATAAAATTATATAAAAAGTTTTCTCTTCTTATATTAATATACATATATCTGATAAGACAAACATCTTTATGATTTTTCGTCAGCCACAAATATTTTTAAATATTTTTTTATGTAATGTGATTAACAGAAACCAAAGTGCTATTAATATATATATACATTATATATATGTTTTTTTGAAACAACTATATCTATTTTTTTATATATATAATTCACACGGCGAAGCCATAATACTCTGATTTAGATAGAGTGTTGATTATCTATGGAGAAACACACACAGCGTAGCGGGCAAGCTTCTGAGATGATATGCTTATTCAATGCCAGTGCCCGTAGGGTTATTCTATTTTTATTCTTGTGTACCCGAAGCATCGAAGCACTTGTATTCTTTCTCCCAAATACATGTCTTCTTGAGATTTTTTTAATATTTGGGATACAATAAAAAGAAGCCCACAAAACAATGAAAAACTTACTTCTTTTTATGTACCCACCACTATTATACAAGGTGTTCTGTATCATCGTAATATCACCTGCCTTTCTGGATAAGTTTAACGACATTCCAGGTCTACGAATTTTTTATTTTAAATTTATTTCAAAAACTACTTGACTTTATTGTTTACTTATATTATTATGTAGATAACATATAAAAGCTGTTGAGTGTATTGAACATCTTTTTAAAAACATAAACGTTAATACACAGTGGCCTATCTACTGAATATAGGAGGGTGCTCCATAGGACGAAACCTACACTAGACTGCGATGTCTATAAAAAGTTACTAGGAGACCAGTTGGAGACGCACAACTATAAAACGGTAGTTTTACCAGCTCATTCAGAGAATCGGTACGGCATGATTTGTTTAGCAGTAATACTCGTTTAAATACTACATAGACAATGTTAGTATATGAGTATAGTAAATATAGACTCTGATTGTCGTAAAAGGGGAAGTGGTTTCTGCTCCTCTCTAGTCTTATTATGATATTGCTAATAATAAGATAAATCAAACAGGGTCTTATTTGTGTACTCAAACATAGTCATTGAGTAAGATATATAGTATATCTCCAAATAAGAAGTTACATAGATAATCTGCCAGAGTTGTTGTATCTATGTAAGGGCTCACTGAATATTGTGTAGGATATTGGGATTACTCTTAACCTCTTGTGTGAACAAGAATCTCTAGGACTGAGTATGAGATAGAGCATAGCCTAATCGCTATGTTAAGGTTTCGATTATCGTTGACTAGGGATAATTACGTCCAAAATCAAATGACAATATATAATCTTGTTTACCTAAATACAATATTTCAAAAAAGCTTTTAAGTTTAAACTTATTATCTTGTTTAAAAGAAAATAAAATACAATATAATAATTCTATTTATGTGAAACTATATTTTAATATGTATTTCATTACATATTAACTTATAGTTTTTTTTTGTTATTAATTAAACTTCAACAACACACGCGGATTATAGTTTCTTAATTAAAAATTAAGCTATATGGTATTAATGTAACTCTATGCCACAGGGGAATCAAAAAAGAGTCCTGAAACAGAAACTATAATCTTATTATGTGGCTATCCATCATATATGTGAACGTCAACTATCAGGCTATCTGAAATAATATGTTGCTTATTTTATTACAAAATATATTTTAATGTAATATGATATAATTATCTGGTAAATATCAATCATTCATTCTTTTTTACTAGATGAATAAGGCCGCACGTTTATGATTAGATAGAATATTGGCATAACTCGGCCTTTCGTTAATGATTCGGAGAGAAGCTAAGAGCAGCAACAGTATCATAGTATCGAAGCATATATACTCTCTGCGAACAGCGGCAATGAGCCTTACTACATAGTAAGATACAAATAAGAATTATAAAATTCTTATTTATTTATTTGAATACTTATAATAGAAATAACCATTATAAATACTCAAATAAATAAATAAAAAGATAAGCCCCAGATACCTTTTTTACAAGATAACTGGGGCTTACTTTAATTATTTAGAAAGTACTAAAAAAGATTTAGTACTTCCATTAGAACATGCAAATGTGTTACCGCATTTAACATGCCAAGAACCAAAGAATGCTTTTCTTACAAGGTCTTTGGTTTCAACTGTCCACTCATCTTTAAGCGGGCAATCAAATTTACCTACAGCCACACCATTAATTACAATCGCATCATAAGTGCGACCGTTATATTGGTCATTGTGATATGGTTTTAGTTCAACTTTAATACCATCTTCAGATACACGTTTTAAGATTTGTTCCATTGGAAAGAAAATCTTTTTAACATATACTGTAATATCGTTGATTTGATTATTTTGCTCTTCAAGTTGTTCAAGCATATGCTCTTTAACAACTTTAGTAGCAAAAAATACTTCTTTACCAGATTCATTTATTTCTTTTGCAATAGTATAAATACCATCTGGAATGTTTACACCATATGCTGCTTTACCATCTAAAACAGCATAATGATTTGTAAACTCAACTTTAGTCCCCTCTTCGATATCACAAAGAATGAGTTTTTCTTTAGCAATATGTTTAGAGCCTAAAGTTAATAATGAAAATTCTTCTTTCAATAATTTCTCCACTAATGAAGAAATCATTTCAGATTTATTTTCATCCATATCCTCTTTTTTGGAGTCAATGTTTTCGATAGCAGCTTGAAGAGCCATTAAGGCCGCTTTTTCGTTTTTGCAGCCAACATTGCATAACATATTTCTCAATAAGTTACGTTGACCCATAAAGTAAGGGTCAAATTTCTCTCTAAGCATATTTCTAGCAACTTTGTCTAAATTGCCGTCCATCAATTTAGAAAGAAATTGTTTTTCCTTTCTGGATGCATAAGAGATTGTCATAAAGTCTCCTTGCATCCATTTAACGATGTCGATAGCCAATTGATTAATTTTGACTTTGCCAGAACCAAGATAAGAACGAACTTTATCAAGTTTTTGAACTTTCTCAGCTAAGTCTTTAACCTCCTCTTGTACTAATATCATTGCTTCATCTCTTGTTTGGCTCATAAGAGATTCTACATAATTTGTTTTTTCATTATCAGTATCTTCGGATGCATTATTCATCACTGTTTTTGCATCCCAATCAATTTTTACTTCCTTCACCTCCTTCATGGCAGAACGAACTTTTTTCATTTCGTCTGCATCGATAATTTCTTCAGGAAGTACGAAAGTTTTTGCGGCATCAATGCCATATTCTTGACTATATCTGCCTAAATCTTGACCTAATTGAGCAACAACTAGCAATGTATTCACATCTGTAGCATCTGCTTTTTCTAATAAAGCTACAGACTTTTGTAACACTTCTGGTGTTACGTTAAGAACATGAGTTTCGTTGCCATACAAATAATCTGTATGACAATTTACTTCAAGCAAATCTTTAAAATCAGAAAACTTTAATTTTAAAGAACCTTTAAGCCATCCTAATTGTTGGATAGCCTTTACGGCTTCTTGAATTAATTTTTCATTGCCAGAAGCAATGTTTTGTTCAAGAATATTAAAAATTTTAAAGTTGTTGGTGACAATACCAATGTCACCAATTTCTTTACGAACAACTTCCATCATATATGTGATTGTAATGTCTTGTGTCATTTTATTTTCCTCCTATAATTAACACAAAAGAAGCTATTATCCAATTCTAGCAATAATAGCTTCAAATTCCTTTACTTTTTCGATGATTTCTTTTTCGGTGATATTACCAGTTTTATCACCATCAAAATCAAGACCTGCGAGCATTTCCATAATCTCAGAAATAGCAGGCAATACATTTAACCCTGGTTTTAGATTTCTAACCAGATTTTTAAATTCTTCAAACGCTTCACGACTCATTACACCAGCAGCTCTACTGATGTATTCATTCTTTGTTAAACATTTGACTACCATGTACTCATGATTACCCATCTTAGGGTACTTAATCATGAGTACTTCTTTACCTTCCATCCCAGGAATAAAAGCTTCCCCAAAATGAAGCAATCCTTGATTACAGAAAAGTAAACTAAGTTCTGGTACTACTGCACCATAGTCTCCCTCACAAGGAAGATTCATATCATTCACAATATTACAAATGCCTTCTATAGCATTGTCTACTTGTGAACGATATAAACTAGCACTTTGTTCCTGTACAAAGTCAGGTCTTAGTTGAGCCATTAATTGACCTACGTCACCGTAAAGGTCTTTCAAATAAGCATCAGATACTTCTTGTTTTCTGAATGCTTCCAATTTTTTCTCAACTAATTTTTTAGTCTTTTCCAAAATTAAAGAACGAGTTCCTTCTGGGTCAGCTGTAAACAATGTATCACAAAGCTGTCCGCTCATCTTTATCTCTCCATGTCCCTCGTGAGACATTTCGAGAATATTAAAATAGCTAGTTTCTTCTGGCCAGAATGGAGCCTTAAATCCATTCATATCAGAAAGAAAATCAACTTGAGAAAAACGGGACTCTTCAGTCATCGTAACAATGACTAACTTACCCCAGAATTTGGAGTCTTTATGCTTATTGAGTGCAGAAATGAATTCGCTTCTGTCTTCTTTAGACATAGAAGGAATATGGAGATGAACGATATTATCAAGACCACCGCAGCGATTTTTAATCACATGAACAATAGTCTTAATGGTTACACTCGTAAAGTAACTTTTAATACTGTAAGGTCTCGCTTGTAGACCTTGACCAAGTACTAAAGATTCCTCGACTTCAAATGGAGTACCTAAGTCCTCCAACTCCTTGTTAAGAGCCATGGTTAATTTCTTAACATTAAAAAGTGCTGATCCATCGAAATACTCGTATTGTTCGGTAAGTCCTCCTTCAAACTTACCAAAAAATACTGCGTACTTCTCAATTGGAGCTAAACGTTTTTGAAACGCCTTCATTTGGCTCAAACGAGTAGATGCTTGACTTAAAGACTTATTGATTTTTAAAGTAGACATAATATTTTCCTCCCTATTATGTTTAAATAAAAAATAATTATAAAAATAAGAGTTGCTCACTAATCAGCAAGCAACTCTGTTAATAGTTCTTCATACATGCCATGGTGCACACTACGTGACCATTCAGCGTTGTTGAAGTTTTCTACGCCATGTGTTGCATAAAGAAGTACTTCAAACTTCTTTGCATGACTAGAACTAGCTACAGCACAGCAATGCCCATTAGGCACGCCATACCAAACAGCTTCATCTACTGGAAAATCTTCTTTGATTTTTCCAGTAAGAATATGTTTAAAACGAGATAAATTATTTTGGTCTTGAATAAAGAATTCACCTCTCCATTTGTAAAGACCGTTTTTAATAGACTCTGCAAATTTAGCAGGAATCTTAACATGAATAAAAGCTTCAGAAAAACGCTCTACTACTGCCTCAATAGGCACGAGCTTATAATCATTCGCCCATTGATACGTGCGAACTTGAGCCTTTTCCAAAACAGAATCTTCTAAATAAAACAATTCATTGTTTTTAGTTGGTGATGTAACGTGGCTAGTCATGCCCAAACGATTGTTCTTAACAAATAGGTCAAGAGCCAGAATGTTAATACGTTCTGGCATGTTGCTCGTGTTTGTTTTGATTATCTCACGAACAACGTTCCATTTTCTAAGTTTTACTTTTTCCATAATTTACCTCCATATTAAAATTAACAAGAAAAAGAATTAAAATAAAAAAGTGTTTTTTTAATGTGGAACACTTTTAAATAAACCATAGAAAATTAGAACAAAGACATTTGTTGTGGTAACTTCGACTCCTTCCATTTTTTAAATAATGCCTTTAAAGAATCTAAGTTAAACGTTCTATACTTCTCCATAGTCGAAGCATCGATACGTTCTAACTCTAAAAACATAATATTATCTCGTGTATACGTACCGAGGCCATTACAGCCTCGGTAATTATCCATTAAATAACGAAAGAACTCACCACCTCCTTTTACGGCGACTAATCTTACGTTATCTTTACTAACGTAAGACACTTTAAAAAGAACACTATTGACTTTACCAAGATTGTACAATTTCATAATATTTTACCTCCTATTATGAAAAACAAAAAAAAGAAATACAAAAATATATTTCTTATATAAATACTTAATATAAAAAATAAATCATATTAAGTACTTATATAAAAAGAGCTAGTATGTTTAAAGTGCCCTAGCTCTTGGCACTATTAGATTATCGGCGGATTAAGGTTATAATGCAACAACCTACAAACCAACCAAATGCTCCTGCAAAAGCAAGAATCATTTTTTGTTGTTCTGTCATGAGATTCACCTCCTTTCGAATAAACAACTAATTAAAACGGAACATTAGAATCTACTAAGGATTCAGTTTCGAAGTCTATACCACCAAAATATTTTTCAGTGACTTCTTCATAACGAAGTACTTCACAAGGACAACCAAAACGGTCTTCTTGATAGACCGCTTCACCTTCTTGTTTCATCCAAGCAACATCAAACAACATATTCGCTACTCGTTGTGCCTCTTCAGAAAGTTCACCATCATAAAAAAGAAATTCTCCTTCATCTCCTAAGAGAATCCATAACTCAAAACAATTTCTTTTTTCTTGCTCAATTAAACGATAATTAGCAATGCCAATATCATCAAAAGAAATTCCCTTTCCGTCAAAATATGCAGTATCAATAACTGCGGAAGAGCAAATTTGAATAAGTGTTACAGAAATTTGGTTCATTAAGTTCATCATGGTATGTTTCCTCCTATACCAGAAATAGAATAAAATTAAAAATAAAAATAAAATTAATAAAACAAACGCTTAACTATTGTTTTATACACTAATGTCCACTCATCCCTTTTACATTGTTTAAAAGTTTTCATATTAAGTAAATATAAAAGAATATTGGCAACATTATAAAAACTACTTTGTGATGGCTCCCAAGAATTATTATCAGATGAATCTATTTCATCTTCAAAGCTACCATAACAAAAAGCAAGTCCTTCTAATAACTCGCCTTTAGAGAATAATAAAGATAATGTTTTAGCAATAGATTTCTTTTCTTCGTTATTAAACCCTCTACCTTTTTCAGCCATCATTTTAGTTTCAGTTGTTGCAATAGAGATTACTAATTCTTTAATTGTTTTCATGGTTATTTACCTCCAGTAAAATAAAAAAGAAAAAGACGGTATATTTTACTTGCCCCGTCTAAAAGGCAAAAAGAATTAATTAAGCCATGTATTTACAATACAAAGCCCAATTGTCGGCATCGATGATGCCTTCTAAGTAATGGTCTTTACCATCTGCGGTAGAGATAGATAGAGACGCTTTTCCAGAAGTTTCATCTACTTCCAAAAAAGAAAGAAAAATAGGTGTATTAATTTGGAGTCCATCTCCAAAAATACCTTTTTCACAAATACCAACGGAAAAAGCATTGGATAAAAATTTGTTAAAATCAACAGTTGCCATAATAGTACCTCCTATAGTATAAAATAAAAAGAGCTATCTTATTTAACGTCGCATAGCTCAGAGTACGACAAGATAGTAACAGAGTAGTATATCTTACTTACGATACACTACTGTTACTTTCATAACACTGCCAGGTTTCAAGTTCCCAGCATCAACACCAGACTCGTGAATCGTAATATCACGAGATTCATTAATGTCAACACTATCAAGATTGATTCCTTGTTCACGAGCAGAATTAATTACCAATTGATTTACAGTATCACCGCCACGTACAGTAACATTATTAGTTATTTCATGAGTAGATGGTGTGATAGCAAAGAAGAGAGAAGCAGAAATAATAGATACGATTGCGATAGTTTTAACAGATTTCATAATAATTTACCTCCAAGTAAATAAATAAAAAAAAAAGAAAATAAAAGAAAAGAGTTAGTATTTAGTATTCGCCCTAACTCACGGCGAAAAATAGCAATTAGAAATCGTCTTCTAAGTCATTCCAATCACTATCGTCATGGTCTTCCCATTCATCCTCTTCATCTTGAGGAAGCATGTCGAACAACTCACCAACAAGCTCCCAAGACTCTTTGTTGAATGTGCCACGAACAGCACAACCCATGAAACGTAATTCATGGATTGGCTCTTCGCCAGGAATATTGATGACAAATGTGCGAACTTCACAAAGTCCTGTGGATTTCGTATCCACTTGAATACCATCAGTTCCGTCTTGGAACTTAGATACCTCAACCGCTCCTTTTACAAAAGCAGTTAAGAATTCATTAATGTTTGTAGTGTTTTCGTAAGTTGTGTTCATGATATTTTCCTCCTGTCATGAAACAAAATAATCTGTATTTAAAAAGTCGCCCAGATTAAAAAAGGCGAGAAAAATAAAAACTTCGAAACCTGAAACGAACCCGGGGGCTCAAAACTTTCAGGCACAAAATTTTCATTTATACCTACTACTCCTCACAAAATTTTATATTTTTTTAATCTCCTATAAGAAAAAATTTTGTACAATTTATTTTACTATCCCTCCCAAAAATTTTCATTTAACATTTCATATATATATTTTTTATCAAGAGTCTTTCTTTTAACTCTTTTCCGTATCTGTAATATTTAGGCATGAAAAAAGAGACGGTCCGAGGTTAACCGTCTCTTAATTCAATAAGGAGTTGTATGTATCACGTCTTTTATCACCATGAAAGACTAGAAAAACTATATAAGTAAGTATATCTTATTTTACGAGGAGGTTTCACATTACTTATTTTGCATGCAAATAGTTTTTCTGTTATTATTATAGAGTAATATAATAAATGATGCAAGTATTTTTTTAATATAAAATAAAAAGGAGGAAAATAAAACATTGTCAGATAAAGAGTTAATAGAGTCTGGTGCTGAAGACACTTGGTCTGAAGAAGAAGAATTAAATGGTCTCGTTAAAAAAAGAGAACGCTTCGAAAAATTAATGACTAAGAATGATAACCCTTGGGGATTATCTCCTAAAGCTATGGAAAGTAAAAAAGCTGCCATGACTATGTTAAGTACTAAAAATGGTATGTTCGCTAAAGTACCTTTAATATGTAAAGGTAAAGTTTGTCCTTATTCTCAAACATGTGAATTATTAAAATATGATATGGCTCCTGTCGGTGAATATTGCCCGACTGAACTTGCTCAAATAGATATTAGAGCTATGGGATATTCTTCTGATATAGATATTAATACTGCTAGTTTTACAGATAAGAATTTATTATCTGAATTAATTACTCTCGATATTATGTTAGAACGATGCAAAGCATTACTCGCTAAAGAAGGTACACCTGTACTTGATATGGCTATTGGTGCTGATAGGGAAGGTAATGAAATTGTTCAACCGACGGTATCGAAAGCTTGGGATGCATATGAACGTATGAGTAAGAAAAGAGATTCGGTATATCAATTATTAATGATGACTAGAAAAGATAAAGTTAAAAATAAAGAAGAAGAGCAAACTGTGTCTTTGGCTGATATGATGAAAGATATTATTGACATGGAAGATATTAAAGAATGAGTATAATTAGTTCAGCTAAAAAAATAGGTGGAGCATTCGTTAATTTAAAAGCAGTCGGTGAAGGAAAATATAGTAGTCATATTAAAATTCCTACACCTACTAAATTAGGATTAGGTGCGATTGTCGGTGCTGGCATAATTGGTTCTGCTAGTAAAGGCAAAGATGATTATGAAAATTATTCATTAGGTACTATCGATAATACAGTACAGAATGCGACACCTTTTGTTGATGATAAAAAAGAATACAGTAATACTGGTAGTGTAGATGGTAGTCTAGCATTCGCATTACATCAGAATCGATTTGGTTAATTATGATTACATATATTATAAAAATATTCAATGAATGGCTAAACAGTATTTCTTATGAATATAAAAGTGTGAGTGCTGGTTCTAGTATAAAATCTTTATATAAAATATACAGAAAGGATTGAGATTATATGGGTATGTTTAATAAACCAATTAATGGTTTTAAAGTCATTGCTGATGTATGGAAACGTGGCGATAGATTACAAGCCAGTGCAACAAGTGCCGCTGTAGCTACTTCTGTTATTGGTGGTGGTATTGCTGGTAATCGTGTCGGTAATAGCCAAGGACATGAAGGTATCGGTACAGCAGCTGGTAGTGGTTTAGGTATTGCTGGCGGTTTAGCTTTATTGGGTAAAATCGGTAAATGATTTTAGGTAAAGCAGTAAAAGCTGTTGGTCGTGCACTTAAACCTACTTTTAAACCTGATGTCACTAAATTAAATGTAGCTATGGGTGCCTTTTCTTCTTATAGTGCATATAATGAAAGCAGACAAGAAGGTAATGGTATGGCTAGTTCTTTATTTAAAGGTGCGTCTGAATTCGGGTTAAGTATGTTTGGTATGAGTACCTATTTAGGAGCACAAGCATTAATGAATGCTCCTGAATATGCGACTAAAGGATATCAGGCATTACGTGAACATCAGAATTTGATGGCACAAAGAGCGAGTGGTCAACCATTTCAAAATGCTATGTTTAATGAAACAGATGGTGCCTATACTATGCGTCAAGCAGCCATGAATGTCATGAAACGAACACAATATAATAATAAAATGGCAGTCATGGGTAATGAAGCCAAATATATGAAACGATGATATAAAAGAGATTAGTAGAAATACTAGTCTCTTTTGTGCTATACTAAAATAGTATATTAATGGAATCTTTTTTTAACTGAAGGAGGATATCGTTGGCATTCCAATTAAATGAAATTGAAAAAGCCAAAATGCGGGAAATTGTGAAAGACCCAGTTTTATGGGCCAAAGCATTCGTTAGAACTAACGACCCGAAAACTAAAAAAGTAGTCCCCTGGGAAGCTCGTGATTATCAAGCTGAAATGTTACGAGATACCCATACTCGATTAGTATTCAGATGTGGCCGTCGTTGTATACACGGCAACAGTATGATTTACGATGCGAGTAAAGGTTATTATGACAATGCAGAAAGAATTTTTAATGACAGAAAAGATAATTTTGCCGTTATTGCATATAATGAAGAAACTATGCAACCAGAAATTAGAAGAGCTAGAATCTGGGAGAATGGTTATAGAAAATGTTTAAAGATACGAACGAATTTAGATAATTTTATTACGGTAACGGATAATCATCCTGTACTAACACCAACTGGCTGGAAAGAAGCTGGCGAGCTTAAATATGAAGATTTTATCGCTATGCCAAGCGAAATTAACCATTTCGGAAATGTCGTTAAAGAAGAAAAAGAAATTCGTTTATATGCTACTATATTAAATTGTGGTAGTAAGAAACATAATAAATACGGCTTTTTATTAGTTAAAAATTCAGAAGGATATAAGGCAGCTAAAAAAGCGCTGAAAGCATATGGTGCTAAATTAAAAGCAACTGATGATGAGTTCTTTTTCGTAACAGATAACGAAGAAGTAAATAAGATGCTTACAGACTATTTAGATATTAAATATATTCCAGAAGAATTTAAACAATTAAATAAAGAAGGCTGTATTATATTAATAAACGAATTATTTAAAATTCATTCAAATGTAAAACGCAAGCGATATATAGAAACTAATTTATCGTTACTAACGGTTACGTATCAAAATAAAAGAAAATTTTTATTATTTTATATACAAATAGTATTAAGAAAATTCGGTATCTATTGTCGATTAAATATAACGAATGATTTCAATGATATTCATTTCGATAAAAGTGAATTTAGCGTTAAACTAATCGATACATTTAAACTCGATAATCTTAAAAAAAGAGTGCATAAAGATAGCTACAAATATTATAGTAGCGTTGCTTATGAAAAAAAAGATGTGACTCCTAAATCTATTATTAGTATCTTAAATACATTAACTAAAGGGAATAAAAAACAGATACATAAAGAATTAGGATTAGAAAAAACATATAATAAATCGTTAAAGTCTGCATTAACTGTTTTACATCATTTTGATATTTACGACTATGACTTATTATTAACTTCTGAAAATATCGTTTGGGGACGTATCGTTAGTATTACGCAAGATGAAGAAGAATCTATGACATACGATGTAGAAGTAGATACTCATCATAATTTCGTAGTCGATAATATGATTACTCATAATACTGGTAAAACAGAAACTATGATTATTAGTGCGTTACATAAAATTTATACGAAACCAGCTTTTCGTGTTTTATTTGCCGCTCCCTATGAGCATCAGATAAATGCGTTCTGGATGCGTATTAAAGAAATTCTAGCTAATAGTCCGTTACTCAATAATGAAGTCAAACGATTAATTAATAGTCCATATATGTTAGAACTTAAAAATGGTTCTGCTATTTTAGGTTTTACAACAGGTGCTTCCTCTGGTTCAAATGCAGCCAGTATGAGGGGTCAACGCGCTGACTGGCTGTACTTAGATGAACTCGATTATATGGCCAGTGGTGACTATGACACTATTGCTATGATTGCAGCCGAACGTGAAGATATTGGTATTACAGCTTCATCTACGCCAACTGGTAAACGTAGTACATTCTACGATATGTGCACCGTAAAATCGATGAATTACCACGAGCATTATCATCCTAGTCATGATAACCCTGGTTTTACTCAAGAAATGGATGATTCTTTTAAATCTACTATGACGGCTTCTGCCTATGAACATGAAATATTAGCAGAGTTCGGTACAGAAGATTCTGGTGTTTTTAATAAAACAATGATTGATGATGCAAGAAACAAATTTAATTATTGTTATTTACCACCAACAGATGAAATCCTAAGACGTGCCGAAAAGGATTTTGGAGAACGTCCTAATTTTATTAATTATACTAAATATAATCCAGCACCTCCTAATCCTTACAGATGCATGGGCGTTAATATAATCGGCGTCCAATAAATTTCTTTAATTGCGGGGACCTCTTTAGAGATTAATCTACTTATAAAAAAGTAACAATGATTAATATTAGACAATCCGCAGCGAAGCTTTTTATAAATAAATAAAAAGAACGTTCAACGACTAGAGCATTGCTCGTACACTCAAGCGAGTGGAAACAAGAAACCTTTTTATTAATTTATTAATAAAAAAGATGATATAGTCTGAACTATATAGAGATATATAGCAGTTCATAAGAGAACGTAATGTAATTAGCGACTACATTAGAACATTATTGAGATTATGATGCTTACCAAGCAGGCTCTTCTTTATTAGTATTAGAATATGCACCTGATTTACAACAATTTATGGTTATGCAAAGAGTTGAAATTCCTAAAGGCAAATATACATTAGATAATGCTGTTAATAGTATTATTGAAATGAATGAAATCTATAACCCTTCATGGATATTCTGTGACCGCGGTTATGGGGATTATCAACTGGAGAGACTCCATATTTATGGTGATAAACATCCTTCATCTGGATTAAAAGATAAAGTTGTTGGATATCAATTTAGTCAAAAATTAGATATTATTGACCCTATCAGTAGAATGGTTACGAAAGAACCAGTAAAACAATTTATGGTGAATCAATTAAAATTATCGTTCGAAAGAGATAGAATTGCATTATGTCCATATGATGAACATATCTATCGACAATTAATTAATTATACAATCGAACGATATGGTGCTGATGGTAGAGCTGTATTTACATCTAAAGATGAGCATTTTATTGATGCATTAGGTTTAGCTCATTTAGCATTCGTATTAAAATTCCCAGAAGTTGCACAAGCAATCGAAGGGATTAAAAATAGTTTTAGTGTTTCTATGATGGATAATCCATTAGATACTCGATTTAAAATGCGTATGAAACGTATTGAAGAAGCTAATGATGCTTGGAAACATAGAGATACACAATATAAACAAATTGGTAAGGGGCCTGGTGAACGTCGCGGTGATTATCAAAAATGGGTAGCTGTACCATTAGGTTCTGGTAAAAGCAATCGTGATACTGGTAGCTCATGGGGTAAACGTGGCGGTAGTTCTCCTGGCAGAAAGATGTGGTAAATGGTAGACGAAAATAAAAAAATATTATATCGTCCTTCATTTGGTCCCGATAATCATTATGACTCTGATGCTAGATTTCTAAGACAAGAATTAGAAAATCCTAATGCAGATGTCTACGATGAAGAACAACGAGAACCATCTGATATTATAGAAGACTTTAAACAGATTAAAGAACTACTTCCTGACGATGTAAATTTTTTAGGTCATGCAATTATAGATAAATTAATTGCTAGACTAAATAATAAATTCCCTAAAGGAAAAACTCCTAAACCAGAAGAGCCAAAAGTAGAAATTCCAAAAGAAATTCCTACTGTAGATACAAATCATATTCCTGTCATTGAAGGACACAAAGATATTCCTTCTTTATTTTCTGAACCAGAAACAATTAATCTTAGAATTGAAATGCCTAAAACATTAGTACAATTAATTCAAGATGATTATAATAAAGATATTATTCAATTACAGGAAGATTATTTAGAACGACTTCAAATGATTATGCGACAATACTATCAACAAATGCTTATGTTAGTCGCAGATAGTGGCGTTGAATCTGTTAAAGAATTAATTCAAGAATTTGATGGCAATGCTGTTGTAATTCCACCTGGCAATAGTTTAGAACATTGTCGAGACCATATTGTTAGAAGTCAAATCGTTAGAAAACAAAAAACAAGTTTATTTAAAAAGACTCATACAGTAGATGAAACGATAATGCATTTACGAGCTTGGCATGCAGCTGAAGCACAACGAGAAAGATATTACGGAGAAGAATATAAAGATTCTTCTGAATATACTCAATCTCATAGTAATGCATTATTAAGAGAAGCTAGAGCTGATTATGATAAACGTTATAAAAATGCTCTATATAATACATATAAATATTTAAATTCTTCTGCTATTGTATTAAATGACATTCTCGATGATTCTGTTAAAGAAGCACAAGCTAAAGCTATGCTTATTAAAAATGGTGTAGATATTTATGCTACTAATTCTTTATTCGTTAAAGTAACGAATGATACGATTGCTGATAATGTAACAGATGCTAGTGGTATCGTAAAAAATACGACAGTACAAAGCGGTACTCAAAAATCTGGTAACAGTAGCAATCAGCTTAAATCAGTTCCTGAACAAAATAAAGAACAACCTCAACAGTAATATTGAAAATGAAAAATATATTTTTTGCATATAAAAGGAGAATTAAATGGCTCTTCTTGATTTATTAAAATTCTGGAAACCAAATATTCCAGAATTTAAAGAAGCTGGAGCCGCATCAACTCCAAAACAAAGTAGTGGTGGTAGTTCACCTGCCTTTAGTCAAGACGATATTAAAAAATTCACGATTAAAGCAACAGGTCGTTCTGCCCAATCAAATGATTTAACAGCCGCTGAATATTCATTAACAGAAATTCAAAATGCCATTAAATCAGATTCATATATTAAACGCTTTGTAACAGATTATAGCCAGCTTATTTTTAAAGCTGGTTATAATATCGTTGGTGAAAATGATGCCGCAGCGGAATATATTAGAAAAAGATTACGATTAATGTCTTTCATGACAAACGAATCTTTCGATAATTTAATGATAGAAATTGGCAACGACTTAGTTGCCTATTCTAATGCTTTTCTAGTAAAAAGTAGAACAGATTTTAATGGAATTAATTTATCAGATTTAACAATTAATCCAGTATATGATAATAAAGCAGTAGGCGGTTATTTTAGAATTGACCCAGCTACTATCGAAATTCAACGTGATACTAATGGTGCAATTAAAACATATCAACAAACATTGGGTAACGATACTGTAAAATTTAAACCGACAGATGTCATTCATTTTTATATCGACAAAGAACCATCTAATGCATTCGGTACACCAAGAATTGCATCAGCTTTAGAAGACGTAAAAATGTTAAGACGTATTGAAGGCAACGTAGAACGTCTTATTTATAGATGTTTATTTCCAATTACGCAAATGAAAGTCGGAATTCCTCAACAAGGTATGATGGCTACTGACCAAGAAATCAAAGAAGCTCAACAAGTCGTAGAACAATTAGTTGATGATGGTTTAATTATTACTAACGAAAAAGTAGAATTTAAAAATCTTGGTGCTAACAATGTAGCATTAAATGCTGAACCATATTTAAATTATTTTGAGAAACGTGTATTTTCCGCATTATATTTATCTACTTCTATGATGGGTCGTGGCGGTGTAAAACAAGATGCTGATTCTATGGAAGAACAGGTTCATGATGCTGTAAAATATTTCCAAAAAAGTATTTCTAATTTTATTCAAAATAATTTATTTAATGAATTATTATTAGAAGGCGGATTTAATCCAATTCTAAATGAAAGCGATATTGTATATTTTGTATTTAATGAAATTAACTTAGAAACAAAAGTAAAAGTAGAAAATCATTATTTAAATCAATATCAAGGTAATGCCATTACATTTGAAGAATTACGACAAGAACTTGGCCGTCGTGCCGATAATATTTCTTTAGATGATGTATATGCTAATGCCGTAACACAAAAGAATAAAATGGATTTAGTTTGGGCTGGTAAAGGAATGTTAACACCAGATGGTACTGCTTCTCCAGAAAATGGAGACCCAAAAGCAGCTGATAAAAGTTCTGATGAAAATAAACAAATTTCTAATACAGACCAACCAGAAAATCAACATGGAAAAAGTTCAGTAAATATCAAGGAATTTAAAGAATCAGCTGATGATAGAAATAAAATAACTAAAAAAAATATTGATATTTATAAAAAAAATTTTAGTATAATATATAATAAGTTCCAAGCAATGCGTAATGATGTATGTGACGATGTTAAAAATCAGGACGCGTTTACTATCCCTCTTACGAGAGAAAGTATTATGAAAATGCTTGAGAAGTATATGGAAAAAGAATTAGCCGCTGGATATAAAAAAGCAATCAGAGATTGTGGAAATAAAAGTCCAGACTTTACTTTTGATATACAGACTGTTAATATCGTAAAAGAGACTAAAAATACAATAGATGAAATTTTCAAAGAAATTAGTAAACGCATTAAAAAATGCGAAACTAGAGAAGAAAAAGAATCTGTATTTAATTCTCTTGAATATCGTTTGCGTTTCTTAACTGAATACACTGTATCCAAAGCTTATTGGTATGCTTATGTAAAAACCTGTAATGCCCTTGGAAAAGAAAAAGTATATGTAGACTTTGGCAACAGTGAAGATAAGAAATCGCATAAAAATGTTATCGATACTAAGCATTTTAGTTTAGATGACATTCCACCATTTCACGCTTATTGCTCTTGCAAAATTAAAACAGAGAAAGGCGGTGAATAAAGATGGCGATGATGATTAAGGAACAAATCGATAATAATTTTTTATCGATTGTAGATGGATACAATCAAAAACTTGATGTAACAGAAGGTATTAATGATTCTACGATTGACCCTAATTCCATTATGGTTGATATCGAAGGCATTCATGCCGCTCCATTTGCAACACGAAACTATACTCGTTATACTCCCAATTGTTTAAAAAAATCTGTACCGTCATGGACAAGTCCATATCGCAGACCTTTAATTAAACATCATAATGAAGAAGATGGAGAAATTATCGGGCGTATTTGTGAAGCTAAATATGTAACAAAAAATACACGTTCAGAAACCCCTGCTTTATTATTCACTGTTAATATCCCTGGTGAACAAGCAAAAGCTGATGTGAAATCTGGATTGTTAGAAACTACATCAATTGGTGTTATTGCACATTCTGTTAAATGTTCTATCTGTGGTCAAGAATTGGCTAACGGTGAAACATGTGAACATGAACGTGGTGCTATATATAATGGAGAAACCTGTTATTGGGATATCCACGAAATGGAAGCGAAAGAGCTAAGTTATGTTATTGTACCTAGTGATATGTATGCGAAAAATATAGATATTTATCCTGCTACTGCTAGTAATAATAAAACAAAAGCATTTGCTGAAAGTCTTAATCAAGATTTAAACTTACCTAAAGGAGACACTGAAGACATGTCTGAAGAATTAAAAGTTAAGTTGCAAGAATCTGAAGCCAAAGTTACTGAACTCACTAATACAATAACTGAACTTCAAGAAGCAGCAACAAAAACTTCTGAGCAAATCGCAGAATTAGAAAAAACTAATTCAGATTTGACTGAGCTTAAAGAATCTCTCGAAAAAGAAATCGAAGGTCTTAAAGCTGAAAAAGATACTTTAACTCAACAAATGACAGAAGCATCTCAAATGCAAGAAGGTTTAGAAGCTCAAGTAGCTGATGCAAAAGCTGAATTAAAAGAAGCTCTTGTACAAAACTTCGTAACAATGCGTGAAGCTATGGGTCATAAAGATGTTGATAAAGAAGCTATTGCTAATCGCTCCGAAGAATCTATTAAAGATTCTATTGCAGATTTGCAAAAAGACTTTAAAGAATCTTTGGATAAAAAGAAAGATAGTATTGATAATTTGAAGGGACTCCTTCAAAATCCTTCTTTAGCTGAATCCAAAACTCATAAAAAAGAAGAAGTTAATACTGTTGACCTTAAAGAACAATTACACGGTATCTTTAATGATATTTTAAATACTCATAAATAATTAGGAGGCTTTTTTAAATGGCACTTTACCCTAGAAATTTCACTAATAAAGAAA